ACGGCGGTGGCAGTCGATCCACCTATGGCGTATTTTTTAGTAGATGCTCCAGTGGCATTATAATACGGATGATTGGAAGGATTACTTTCATTTACAGTAACAGTAAACGTAACTGTGGCTGCACCAGTTTGACTTATGGCAGTAGTTGCAGAAACGCCTGTTACGCCCACAAAAACACCCGGCACACCTAAAACAGAACCTAAAGCAGTTGTTCCTAATATTTGGACAGGACTAGTGCTATCAACTTCAACATTAAGATGTTGATTCCAAGGACCTTGGCCCCATGTGCCTCTACCCCAACCTTGTAAGGTAGTGTTTGACAATTTACGCTATCCTTATAATCGCATTACTTGCATCAGCAGTTGGAAATTGAATAGTGAATGTACCAGATGTTGATGTTTTATTAGATGTAAAATCTAAAACACATACGGCTGGATTGCCTGAAGCAGAGTCATTATAAATCAAAGCACCCATGGCCGTAATTGTGGCTGTCGTAAAGCTTAAATCGTTAAAGTCTGTAAACGCAGTTGTGCCAGAAGTAGTTGGATCTACTCTTGTTAAAAGTCCACCACCAGTTGAATATGTACCACTAGAAGTAACCTCACCAGTTGTAACTAATGCAGTTGTCGTTGCACCTAATGTTGCAGTTGTTGATCCTTTAGCTCCAGTGCCTTCTGCAAAAAGTGCTAATTTAAAGTCATTACCACCAGAATTTTTAAAATTGTGTACACCTTCCAGTAACTCTTTCTTGAATGAAGTACACATTGCTTGTGCTATAGCCATATTAAAGTCTCCTTATATATTCAGCCGTTTCCTTTTGACCACTTGATCGTAAGGCTTGAATGATAGTACCTCTTTCTTCTCTTCTTGCCAAGAGTAAATAATGATGCAGAACAATTTTCAAATGTTCTTTAAATATTTTTGCTTGTTGTCTTACATGAGGTGGGGCTTGATCTGAAACACTGGCTATCTTATCTACAGCTAAATCTGCAATCTGTTCATTTGTTAACCCGCCTTGATGTGATGTTTTTACATTCACGCTTCCTACTGTTCCTGAACTTAGATTAAACATTTTTTTTCTCCTCGTAAGTTACTCCCGGTATATCCTCTCTACCAATTAGATTAGGCGTTGCATCTAAAGGTTCTGGGGGTTCTAGTTTTGATTTTTTAGTAATTAACATTTCACCTTGTGTGGTTGTAGAAACTAAGGGGTCCTCCAATCTATGATAGCCGTATAGTTTTTGATCCTCTGAAACATTAGTATCTAGCAAAGAAGAACTGTTTGCTATATGAAGTTTTACACCTTTAGACACCGCTATGGCTAACCAAAACTCACAACATGCTCTACCCGCTTCTGCAAAATTAATCGCTTTATGTGTAAAATCTATACCATACAAATGCAAATCCGATACTTCTTCTGCTATCGCATAGGCAAGTGCGTAAGCAACAGTATTGTTTAAATAAGCATACTTAGTTTTCTGTAAAACATTTTGTAATGGATATTCTACAACATCTGGACATCTTTTGTCCAAAGTGCACGAAAATATAGGAATATTAATCTTTGTTTTTAATCTATCTGCCATTATATTAGTCTGCTTTCCAGCATTAGGCGTGTCAAGAAATCTTGAAGGTGGATCCATCATAAAACATTTGTCGTGATAAATGACTCCAGACATGGAGTTTATCGCCCAAACCTCATCAAATTTTTCGCTTCTAATTTTAGCTAATATATATTCTGAAAAACTATTGCCAAGTCCAACAATAGCTATGCTTTTGTTTTTCATATGAGATAGTATAAACTTTATCTTATAAGTGTCAAGACTTTGGAACTTTCACAAGACCTGTTCTAAAAGCATCGGTGTTTTCTTGTCCTTCACCGTAATTCTTCAATCTAGTGATGGCTTCTCCGTATCTTGCGCTATACAGTTGAATTAAATCAGTTTCGCCTTTCATAAAGGTGTAGGCTTCAACTAAACAAGCATATAATAAAGCATCTGGTGCATTAGTGCTTATCCATGTACTTCCACTATCATCTGTTGTCAAAGAGGCCGGTCTGTAATAATAATGTAGCTCGACAGCATAGCTGGAGTCAGGTGTTGGTGCTATGATAAAAGTATCTACATCAAACGAAGAATAAAATCTTGGACTGCCTGTGGTGCTTGGATTTGGTGTAAATTCTTGTATATAATTAACATCTTTTTGTAACAAAAAAACATTTGCACTATCTTTAACATACGATAAAGAAAAGGTGGCTAAGTAGTCAGATGGTTTTTCTAAAAACTTGTTACCACTTGTCATGGTGCCTGTTACGTTTTTTCTAAAATAATCTAAATCAACAGATTTAAGTATCCGCTCTTCTGCGTTTTTTATAAAAAAATCAAGTTCATTTACGAAAGTGGTTTCGTCATTTTCAGTCCAATCTTGTATAGATTGTTTTAATGTGGTTAATGTAAAACTCATGTCACACTCACTGTTACCGAACCAATACTACCTGTTACCTCGAAACTTTCAAGTTTTTTTGGTATGTGACTATCATTGTATGTAGGTTTATCTATAGGGTTTGTTGTAAATACTAAGAAGTTTACAGGAACAGTAGGGTTATTAGGCCTCGCATTTCTAATAGCTTGACCGTCAACAGGAACTTTGAAAGGACCTAGTTGCGGGTGTTTTCGCTCAAATTCGTCTGGTCCAACCAAAGACCCATTCCATTCAAGCTTCATATCTCTCAGTCTATACTCCATGCCCGATCTATCTGATATACCTTTTGCAAATTTACCTGAAGCAAACCTACCCATTAATTACTCCTGAAGTACTGATATTCTGGTGTAACTGTAAAGCTAGATCTATCTCTATCCTCACCCATAGCCCTTTCAAACTCCTCTTCATAAATAACTTTAAGCATTTGTGTCAGCTGTGGGTTTTTCTTCATGGATAAATAATATGCTAGACCAGCCGTTAAACACGGATAAAAGCGAAAGGGGACTTCTAATGTATTAACGGCTGTGTCCGCATCCTGTATCCTTGTTAAAGCATCGTAAACAATAACATCTGTGCTGTTTTCTGGTGCAGGCCATATTTTTAAGTTTGGTGTTATTTGTCTATCAAGAAAAAACTGTGTAGTTCTGCCAGTTGAAGTTTTGTTTGGTATGGCTAAATAACTGTCTCTACTAATTCTGCTTAAACTGAAATCAGTGCCGCTTCTTCGTACAACAGCTGATAATATATCTATTACATCCGTGCCAAGAGAGTAATCAGTATCATCTGCCGTGACAGTTTGTGTACGTTGTTCTATAGTCCATTGATTTAAACCTCTGTTGGCCCACTCAGCTAACATTAAATTCATAGACCTTTTTGCGGTTTTTAAATCATAACCTGTTCTGACTTCTAAACCGCATCGTTCAAACGCCTCTTCTATGTAATCCGCGACATCTAATTCAAAATTAGTGGAGCTTGAGGTTGCCATGTCTAATCCTTATATAAGTTATCAAATGTTACACTTGGGTCCATATAACTATTATCACATTCTGCATTGTGCATCCACTGACTAGGTTTAAAATCAGGCGCTCCCTCTCCAGTTTCCCACAAGGCAGGGCTTGTTGCACGAACCCTGTTATTAGGTAATGCTACTATATTTCCTGTCCATTTACCAGCCTCTGTTAATTCTATCACATGACTTTGTTTGTGTTGAGCCGGATCGTCAGCAATATCAGATTCTGTATAGTCTACAGTGAACAAATACTTACCTGTATAAAACTTGCCATCTATCTTACATTTCCAAGGACTTGAGCTTGTTCTATCAAACTTTATAATCGAATGATGATGTGAGCTACAATCCCAAGGTTGCACCAAATGAACGGGCATAGGCTCCGGCCATTTGTCTAGTGGAGTGTCTGCAACGAGTGCTGTAATTGGCATCCTAGCCCACATAGCTCCACCATGAACATTTGTACTATCATCAAAATCAGACTCACAACCAGTAAATATCATCTGAAAACTCAAACATCTATCAGGCACAGTAGTGACTGCAATCGCCATAGCGTGCAAATAATCACCATGATATTTTTCGTGGTTATGAGTATACTCTCTTCGCACCCAACACTTGAAGTGCGGAATATTACTTTGTAAATAGGGCATTAGCTAGGCCCTACCGCCTCTTTTCATTTTTTTGATTGCTCCGCCTTTTGCAAAGCCCTTCTTTTTCATACCAGCCATTCCGCCGCCCATCATCTTTTTGACAGGGCCGCCCTTAGCATAGCCTTTCTTTTTCATACCGGCTGCACCGCCACTTCTCATTTTAGAAAAGCCTTTTTTCTTCATCCCGGCTACGCCGCCTGCTTGCATTTTTGAATAGCCTTTTTTCTTCATGTTTTTTTTCTTTTTTGAATGTGCTGGCATTTTAATCTCCTTTTTATGCGCTTACTGCTCCTTTAGTTTTTTTTCTTCTATTTGCCATGACAACGCCACAACCTCTTGCTACGACCGTCCCAGAGCCTGTTTTACCCTTAAAAGGACGTTTAGCCTTTGTTTCTGGAACACGACCACCACTGCTCATTTTTGTAACTTTTGCGGCTGGTGTGTTTCCAACCACAGTCTTGCCCTTTGCACCTGCTTTTTTCTTTTTCCTAGCAGTAGAGGCTCGCTGTGCTTGTGTTAAACTATTTGCTTTTGCTCTAGGTAAACATCTGTCAGGATTCTTTTTATCCTTTGATGTCCCACATTTTCCCTTGATTTTCCCATCAGTTCCTATGCGAACCCAATCTTGTTTTACCCAGTCTTTAAGAGCGCCCATTATTTTTTACCTTTTGCACCTTTAGCATAGTTTGGATCTTTACAATATTTTGATGCTGCCATGTTTGCATAAGCTGATGGATATGTATCAAAAGTTCTCTTAGCCCAAGCTTTACCAGCTGGACAAATTTTACTGCCCTTACTCTTAGCCGCTCCACCCTTTTTAAAATATGTGACCTTTGGCTTAGATGGTTTGGGTCCAGTTCTAACTGCTGATCTCATGCTTGCCTCGCTTTCCTTATTTGTTCTTTACCTTTTTTAAATATACTAGCCACTTGTGTTTTACCCATAACTTTGGCTCTTTGTTCACCAACTGTCAAGATTTGGATTTTTCTTGCAAAAGGTTTTTTAATTTTTTTAACTTTAGCAACCGTTGCCCTAGCATCTGCCGGGGTTGCAAACTTTATACTTACAGTGTCTTTAGGGTTCTCATCTGTATACAAACGTCTACCAGAACCCTTCGGCTTTTTACCCGTTCCTTTTTTTGGATCTTTTCCGTTTCCCATTTTTTAACAACCCTGATAATATTTTAGATTGACCCGCGTGTGCCTTAGATGCTTTTTTCAATTTATTTGCAACTGTTTTAATTTTGCGTTTTGCTTTAAGTCCAAGTGCTGACATTAATTACTGATCCCTATAAATATTGAAATTATACCAACAAGCTGTAATACAGCTCCTAATATTATAGCCCATATGCGAGCATCAATCTTGTCTATCTGTTTTTGTAAATGACTCAAATGATTAGTTTCGAGACGATCCATAGTGTCTTCTAAGACAGCTAATCTTTTATCTAATTCATGCAAAAGATCTTTTTCTTTCTTAGTAGCCATCAACACTTCCACCTTCTTCTAGCCTGTCTTAGTCTACTATTAGGATTAGCGGCTGCCTTTGGGAACTTTTTCATTTGACCCGCACTCCTAGCACAAAAAGACTTTCTTCTTTTAGCGTCTTTACTGCCTTTTTTAACTTTGCCTGTAACAGCAGTTTTAAGTTTACTGCCGGGATTAGCACGACGATATGCTTTTACACCGGCCTCAGTCATTCCCGCCCCAGCTTTTGTGGGGCGGAAGTTTTTTTTGTTGCGCGGCGGCATTTTTGATTTACGCCTAGACACAGTTCACCTAATTAAAGAAAAAGGTCACTGCCGTG